GAACCATTCAAATCATAACCATACAAAGTGCGAAAAGTTTTATTTTTGCTTGTGTTTGTGTAATCTAAAATATCAATAACAAATGTGCCAAACGCATTAGCAGTTCCGCTTGCTGCTGGCGCTTCACCTAATTGCATAAGACTTTGAGTTGATGAACCTGAAGCAGAAGCAGTTGAACCATTACCTTGTAAATTGTGATAAGCATAAATGCTTGAACCACTACCATTAGGTTGAACAAAAATTGGCCAAGTGGTAGCACCAAAAGTGCTTCGCGTCATAATACGAACTTGTAAATGCGTATAGGTTTGAGGAATGCTGCTAAAAATAGCAGACGAAGCACCGCCAGAGCCAGCAGTAATTGTTGCAATAGATTCATAAGAAGCAGCATAAAGATTGCCGGATTTGGCTGAGTCAATAACTCCGAGAATAGGCATTATTGAATATCTCCAAACACATACCACAAATCAGTTCCTGCTTTAAGGCAAGTAGCCGCGCTGTAACGCACACGAAGTTTTGGTGCGGCGGCAGTTGCGCCAGTTGATTGAATAGTTGTAGTGCCGCTTGTTACTGCATTTATTGTTGTCTGTCCTGCTCCAATTGAAAGCACATTTATTTGTGTCCCGATTGGAAAAGCGACAGAGGCATTTGTAGGAATTCTAAATGTATTGCCTGAACCATTATCCATTGTTACAACTTTGCCGTTATCGGTTAAAACTGCCGTGTAACTTGAACCGCTATCTGCATTAAAAGCAAGATTTATTTTAGGGTCTGTAAGAGTTTTATTTGTTAGTGTTTGTGTGCCTGTTAGCGTAGCGACAGTAGAATCAATAGCAATAGTTCCGCTTGAAGTAATAGTGCCGCCTGTTAATCCAGTTCCGGCAGTAATTGAGGTGACTGACCCAGCGCCTTGATACGCCAAAGATGTCCAAGCCGTAGAGCCATTTCCAATTTTAGTTTTAAGCGTGTCTGTTTCAAGACCCCACTCGCCCGAAGCAAGTGTTGGGTTTGCAGAAGTCCATTCTGATGCGGTTCCTCGGCGGACTTGAATTTGCGTTACGACTGCCATTATGGAGTACCCCCGTTAAAAGTCTGTGTTGCAGTATCAGCAGGAAACCCGCCTTGATATGGAGCAATACTATCAAACACGCCGCCATCTAACTCGGTAACGCTACCTGTTCCTACTGCAATCCAAGCCGTGCCTGAATACGCCATCAAACCAGTCGTAGTATTGTAATAAAGGTCGCCCGCTCTAAGGGTAGGCGTACTAATGTTTGTTGCCGAAGCAGGTACATTTGTAGGAGTTAAGGCTAAACGACTCATGCAATATCACCTGCAACTAGCCAAGTATCAGTTACTGTTTGTATAGCAGTTAATGTTGAGTATTGCGCTCTTGTTTTAGGTGTTGTCGCTGTTGCTCCAGTAGAAAGAATAGTCACACCACCTGCTCCTGAGACAGTAACTTGCCCTGACCCTAATTGACAAATGTTAATTTGTGCGCCAACTGGATAAGCCACGCTTGAATTAAGCGGGATTGTAGTAGCAATTGCAGATGCGTTAGATTGCGTAACGAGTTTGCCGTTATCTGCTAAAACTGTTGTATAAGTAGTGCCTGTTTGAGCGTTTATACCTAAGTTAATAAGCGGAGAGGTGAGCGTTTTATTTGTGAGCGTTTGAGCAGTAGTTAAATCTGCCGTGACCGCTGTGTCAATAGCAACGGAAGGGATTGGTCCAGTTCCGCTTGAAACGGTAATGCCTGTTCCTGATGCAACTTCTGTTATGTCGCCAACAGGTAAATTAGTTGTAACACTTACGCGAGTATCTGTAATGTTACCTGTGTTAATCTGCGTAACTGCCGCGCCTACTGCAATAGTTGCTAAAGAAATTGAATTAGCAGGAACAGCAGGTGCAGTTGGAGAACCAGCAGGTGTTCCCGCAAGCACCTGAAAGATTACATCGTTAAACGCGCCTGTGTAATAAGCGTCACGAACAGTCACAACCACTCGGTCAATGCGAGGATTTGTAGGGTCGGCTGTCGTAACGGTAAGAGTGGTTAGTGCATCATTATAAAATGTATAAACGCCCATGTTGGCTTGGGTTGTTCCGACAATTGCGCCCCAACCAGCAGCAACGCGTACAGACATACCAGCAGGTGAGTTAGCACTTACGGCTAATGAAGATGCGCTAATAATTCCTGTGGTTGCATAAAGTGCTTGCTGAACCTGTCGGTCACTTTCAGCGGGATAACTACCAGCCTGTAACCACGATGGGGGCGATACGAGTGCCATTTATTCTCCTATACATAAGCGGATTGCCATGTGACAACCGCTTGGGTAGTTCCTGCAAGTGTTCCCGTACCTGTTAGATAATACTGATTATTACCCGGAGATGCTGAGAACCATGTTCCTGAGAGTAGTGTATTACGCGCAGGAGTTCCATTAAGCGTAATCAGTTTGTTGTATAAGTCTACATTTAAGACATCTGCGCTACTGAGGGTACAGACAAAATTAAGCGCGGCATTTTGAGTTGTATTACCAATAGTCGGGTTAGTTATTGGACCGCTAATAGCAATGTTTGGATAGGTATTTGTCCATCCTGCGTTGTTAATCGTGGTTGTAATTGTTGCTGAGCCGCCACCGTAATTTACATTATAGGTGCGGTTATAGATACGACCTGTTGGCGGGCTATAAAGAAGGGTTGCTGTCTGAGTATTACTTGCAAAATACAGCGGGTTAGGGCAGAAGAAATCTACCTGAGAGGTAATGTAGCCGTAAGTATAGTTAGGGTCTACGCTAGTCCGTAAGGCTCGCACACGGGCGTAAATGACCTGTTCTACAAGGATGTTAGATAGTGAGAAATACAAGGGCGTTGTGCCGCTAGTTTGAGGTAAAAGAGTCTGTTGGATAGTATTGTAATTATCCTGCGCGCTTGCTCCTGCGCTTGCAAAAGTATTAAAGATAATTGAGATGGTTCTGCCCGCAAGGAAATCGCGTCCTGAAAACATGCCATCGTTATAGCCTCGGTTGTCATCTTGATTACGAATTCCCGGAAGGCTTTCAAGTCCGTCTACGCTTAGAATTTGATAAGGCGAACCTGCGCCACCGAAGACTTGGTTATTAAACGAGAACGAATAATTAGCAATTACGGCTGGCATTAAATCTCTCCAAATGCTTGACGGCGACTAGCAATTATCTGCGCTCCAGTAGGCTTATTTACGCTAGCAGCCATAATACCTGCAAGGGTAGTTGTATTTACTGATTTAGGAGTTACAGCCGCACCGTATTTAATTGCGCTTAGGGTCTGCATGTGAACATCGTATGGGTCTACCTTTGTAGCAACAATGTTGTTATTTACGGTTAGTGTAGATGTAGGGCTAGTAGTTGTAGGGCTTGTGACAGGAGCAACGGCAGGAATAATTGGTGTGTATGTAGGAGCATTTGCAACAGCCGCCGCCGCTTGTGCCTTGCTTAATGCCGCCATAAGTGCAGCAACCTCAGCCAATTTAGCCTTAAGGTCTGCTAATTTTTTCATTGTAGACTTGTTAATCTCGTCAATAGCCTTTTCGTAATCTTTTTGAGCATCTAACAAAGCCTTTTGCAAGGTCTTTTGAATGTCAGCAAGTCCTTCAGAAAGGTTTTTTTGTGCATCTGCTTGGGCTTCCGCAAGTGCTTTTGCCGCTTCTGCAATAGATTCATCAAGGTTTTTCTTGGCTTGTGCAAGGGCTTCTGATAGTTGTACCGCGGCTTCTGCAATCTTTTCATCGCGAGCGGCTTTGGCTTGCACCATAGATTTTGCGTATTCTGCATTAGCATCAGCAAGACTCTTTTGTAGTTCGCTGTCTACTGTTGCAAGAGATTGTTTAAGGTCAATAGCAACCTGTGAGTATGCGTCCTTTAATTCTTGAGTTGCAAGGTTTGCCCCTGCGTTCATGCTCTTAGCCAACTCATCTAAGCCATGGTCAGAGATATTATCTACTTGTCTGTAAAGGCTTTGTAATTCTTTTGTTGCTTCAGGAGATGCCGCTTTAAGAGCCTCAGCAATCTTGTTGCCAGCCTCAGGACCATTTTTAACTACTTCCTCAATAAATACCTGTGAGTAACCCATACCCGCAAGTGCCGCGGCATTGGCTTGTAAGTCTTTTGCGGCTTGTAATTTATTCTTAAGGTCTTTAAGTAGGCTATCAGCAGAACCGCCGTCCTTAAATGACTCAGAAAGGCTAAAACCTGTCTTAGATGCAAATGCAGAACGCAATCTGTCCATTGATTGCTTAAGAATACCCTCTTGTTTTTCATTAGCAGATTTTGTAAGGTCAAGCGATTTCTTTGCAGCCGCTTCGTTCAAATCCGCAATTCTGTCGTTTTTCTTTTCTAATAATTCAATTGTCTTTTTTACATAATCTTTGTCAGCGTCAATTTCTGTATCGCGGAAACGCTTATTAGCATCAGCAACAGTTTCGTTATAACGCTTATTAGCCTCAGCAACGGCTTCGCCATGACGCTTGTCTGCCTGTGCCATGCTTTCATTAAAACGCTTACGCAAATCTGCTTCTTGTTCAGCGGCGCGCTCGCGAGCATCAGCAATTTTTTCATCACGGTCTGCTAACGCTTCTGCCGCTTTTTCTTTAGCGTTCGCAATTGCTTCGTTCATGTCTTTGTAAATTGCTACAACATCTTTTTTGTATTCAAGAAGTTTCTTTTTATTTTCCGCGGCTTTAGAAGCAGTTGTAGTGCCGCCGCCTGTATCGCCGCCTGTAGTACCACCTGTTACGCCCGCGCTTCCTGCTGACATAGAAACATTGCCCATACCCTTAAAGCCTGATTTAAGGTCAGATAGATTTTTGCTTGCTGTTTTAATTTTGGTAGAAATGCCGTCAAGTCCTTCGCCGACTTTCTTTGCCCAACCCATACCCGGAATCTTGCCAAGGGCTGAGAAAAACTTTCCCCACACCACAAGTAATAGTTCTACCCATTTTAAGATGCCTTGGACAACTTTAATTACAATGCCTCTAAATGTTTCACTCTTTTTCCATGCTGCAACAAACGCCGCGCCTACAAGAAGAAGCGCGGTAACAATTAAACCAATTGGATTAGCGCGCATAGCCGCATTTAATACAAGTATAGAAGCGGCAAGACCGTTAGTAGATGCAATAGATGCAAGCGTTGCACCCTTCATAATGGTCTGCATAACCACAAATGCTTGCTGTGTAACCTTAGTAATTATTAGCGCGGCTCTGTATGTATAAAACGCGGCTACTAATGTGCCAACAATAATGGCGTACATCTTTATAGCGTCAGAGTTTTCCTTAAAATACTTACCGATTGCCGTCAGTATTGGAACAAGAAGATTTAATACACTTAATAAAGCCTTAAATGCGGGCATAAGCGCATCACCAAGAGCAACTTTAGCGTCCTGAAATCTTGCTTGTAAAGTCTTCATAGTGTTAGCCGCACCGTCCGCGGTACGCGCATAGTCACCTTGGGCTAAAGTTGTTTGTTCCATAACAAGCGCATAAGTTACTTGGGCTTTAATAGCAGGGTCCATAACACCCTTAATTTCGCCAAAGCCCATAGCCATCGCTTTATTCTTAAGCGTTACTTCATTTAGAGCAATACCAAAACGCTTAAGTGGTTCTGTTTCGCCTGACAAACCTGAACGCAAAGCATTAAGCGAGTCAGTAACCGACATGTTGTTAAATGATGCAAGGTCTGATGCTAACTGCACCATGCTTACAGACATCTCTTGTGATTTTTCTTTACCAACACCTAAGGCTTGGAATAAGTTTCCGTATGTACCAGCGGCTTCTAATGCTTGTTGGCTAGAAATACCTAATGCAGTTGCGGCAGTATCGCCAAATGCAAGAACAGCATCAGCGGTACTACCAAAAACTACATTTATTTTAGACACGGATTCTGCCATGTTAGAAGAAGCCATGATTACATCTTTACCAAATTGTGCTAATTGTGCGCCCGCAAAAGCAAGACCCATAGCCGCGCCAACCTTTTTAAGGTTAGCCGTAAAATTTTGCATTCCCGTACTAGCGGTTTTAACGCTTTCATTAACATTTTTAATGCCTTGTTCGGCTTGCGTTAAGCCCTGTTTTAAGCCTGTTGTATCAGCGGTTATCTGAACTTGAATTGGTGGAATCGTACTCATTACGACCCCCTAATTGCGGTTATAAATGCGCCAGTAAAAATCCTATTCAGCGTTCCGTTATTTATTAACTGATTAGCCGTAGGTTCCATGTACGGGTATTTTACCCCTGATTTCCAACGCGGGGAGCCTTGTTCAACCGCTCTTGCGTATTCGGCAGATGAGTCTACGGTTGCTGAATAACCACGAAACCCTTTAACGGGGCGTTGTCCAACAATCTTGCTAACAAGGTTACCCGTCACAACATTTGGTCCGGGACCCGTTCCGGGAATGTGACCTTCGCCGGGTCCATGCGCACCTGTATTTGCATTTTGTTTAGCAACATCTTCTATTTTTAGGGCGCATTGGTACACAGCCTTAAATGCCGCATCGTCAATTTTTTTTTCGGTCAAGTCAAAGCCCGCAAGGACTTGGGCTAGGTTAGTAATGCGTACAACGCCCATTAACTATCTCCTGCCTTAATTTTCTCAATTGTACCTGCAATAGCAAGTAACCAATCCGCGGTCTGCGTAGGCAGATTATCTACTTGGTCAGGTGTCCAACCAAATCTATCCGCCATCTGAAAATAGAACCAATGCTCATCAGGATAGTCAAAGGCTTCGTGTCGCTCGCCGCCTTCAAGCAACCATTTTAACCTTTGGAGTCGGCGGTAATCGCTTTTGGGTTTGCGTCATTCTCAGGAGTATCAGCAATTGTTGGGAACAAATACTTTTGAGCCTCTGAGGTTTCTTCAATCAAAGCGTCATAGTCGCGCATCTCTAATTCATCAAGAGAATCTAGGTTAATGTTTGGAATAACAAACTCAAATGACCAATCCTCAATAAGCATGGCAATTAAAGCCGCTTGTAATGCGAGTGCTTTGGTTAGTTCGCCACCCTCAACATCGGTACTCTTTAAGACTTTCTTGCGGTCTTTTACACGAAGGAGTGATGGGTCTTTTAGTGTTGCTGTTGCGCCTGACGGCAAAGTAATTTTTTTTGACATTGTGTGCCTTTCCATTGGTTGCCTTCCGTTATCTTAACAAACTAACACAAGTGGGGCGGGGTACGGGAAGGCGTTCGTACCCCTGACCCCCACTTGCTTAAGTTTATGCGTAAGTGCCTGATGCCTTTGCGTTCTGAAGAACCCACTTAATAGGAGCGAATCCGCCTGAAGCACCGTCATCAGTAGTATTTGCCTGAGCATTTAGGTCTACTGTGACCTGTACAAAGTCCTGACCACGCTCAATTACTGCGGCTGTGTATGCACCCTTAGTAATAGTTGCCTGAATCTGAACCGCCGCCGCACCTGCGCCATAAGCCCAGTTAAGTACGATTGCAGGTTGTGAGTTGCTTAGGAAATTAGTAAGTTCTGCATCTGTTTCCATAATGAAGGTAATCTTGCCTGTAACCTCAAGTGGTCCAAGGAATACTTGGAATGGGTCTTGTGTGTTAGAGATACCGTAAATAGGTGTAACAGGACGCTTCATGTCAATGTTGCCATTCATAGCAGTAGAAACCGCTGAACCACCAATAGAGACTGTTCCACGCCATACAGGTGTTGGCAATACTGTTGAGAATGTAGGTGTTGGGTCAGAGACAGTGCTTGATGAGAAGCCCATTGTCTTTGTGTCGTATTCCAACATTCCGTCAGCATTAAACTTAAGCGAGAAGTCAGAGAACTGGCAACCCGGATAAGAACGAACATCTACTGCATAGAAATCAGTCAATGTGTATGAGATTGGCTGTGTATCTGTGCCTGATGTAAGGCTGTTAAGCAAAGAAATTGTGTGAGTAAATGGTGCAGATACGCCTGTTGTTGCGCATGCTCCCATAATTCCTGCAAGACCATAACCAACTGTGTCAGCGAATACTGCGCCGCCAAAGTCTACTGTTGAGTGCTTACGACCCGGAATGTAGTTGTAGTTAAGAACATTTGAGCCGCGTAGACCTTGGTCATAGAGAGCGTCAATCATGTCTTGTGGCTTAAGATTGTCCTTAGCAACAGGGATAAAATCTGTTGGTGCGACTATTGTTCCTTTAGTTGCTTCTTTTGCGATACCTAAATAGGAACGAACCGATGCTTGTACGGTCATTATTCACTCTCCTTAATTAAGTCAGACGCATCTGACGGGGTTGGTGTTGCTATTTTGTTTATTGGTTTTGCCCCGCCTGTCGTGCAGTCAGGATGTGAAAATCCTTCGGGTGCGTCAAACTCGTCTCCGGGTTTAACTGTGATGCCAAGCGTAGGGAACACTCGCTCATCAGTTCCATTGTATGTTAGTTTCATCATGCTCCTTAGGCTTGAATCATCTCAGTTACCATGAATTCTAACTCAGCAAAGGTCTCTGTTGCGCCCTCTTTGGTTGTAGAGGGTTCGCCATACCGACCATTTATGATTGGTTCAGCACCTTGCCATACTAGATTTCCAGTTGTGTCACCGAAATTGTGGTCTGAGCGTAGACGCTCTTTGAGGTTATCTATGAGTGTGTCAAAGGCAATCATAGCGTCTTGTGAGTTGCGCTCTAATGAGTGTTGGTAAATCTGAATGATTACATTGTAATCTACGCGCTTCCAACCATTTGTTGCGCCGCCTATTGCTAAACGGTTTTCTGTTTCTGATGAAATAAAAATAATAACCTGCGCTCGCGATAACTGTCCCGGAAGGCTGTTTTCTTGGAACTGAATACGCTTTGGAAATGAAGTCCAAACCTTGTTGATAGTTGGGATAGGCGGATTTGAGATGAAGTTGTATAAAGTTTCTCGTACCCCTGTGCGCCCTGCCATTATCGAACCCTGCGGTACTTGTCAATCATGTCAAGCGCAAGTTTAATCTCTGATGAATAGCGCATGTCGCCTGAGATGTTAGATGTAGGCGCGGTTGTAATGTTCATAGTCATAGAACCATCGCCGCGAGTCTTTAGGAAGGCTGTGGTTAGCAAAATACACGCTTGCTTAAGGGCTGTTGGCAGATTTCCCGTTGCAACAGCCGCATGGCTAAATACAAGGGCAGAAGTAAGCGGTACGGTTGTTGAGCCGTAGGTATAGGTGCTAGCAACGGTTACACGCTCTGTAGAAGCCCCATCATAAATAGTAAGGGTTGCACCTGCCAAAATACCTACACCGCTCTGTACGGTCATGCTAGTAGCCCCTGCGGTACCTGTAGAAATAGTGTTCACAAAGCCTGAAACATAAGTGTATTTGCAGAACATTTGTATGTAAGGAGAAGCAGAAGCCGCGCCAAAAGATAATGGACCCTGTGATGAGTAGTTAAGGGTATTGCCCGCTAACGGAATAATAATTTGTTGGTTCTCAAACCAAACCTGTGAGCAATCATTTAGGGTACTAAGCATTAAAGGGCTTGCGCCGTACTGAAAAGACTCTAAAGCAATTACAGGACTGTTATAAGGGTGTAAAGCAATCCAGCCTTGACCTGTTACGCGAGCGCGTTGGGTTTCTGTAATTTGGTCAGCAATTAGGTTTTGATTTAGATACTCGTTCATAAATGACGAGGCTCGCATAATAACGCGGGCTAATTCAGCATCTTGCGCGTTACCGTTTCCGCCAATTACAAGGTTGTCGTAGTCAATAGAGGTCGGGGCGTTCTTATACTCAGCGATAGTTAAATAAGCATTCTCAGTAAAAGTATCGTAAGTAGTACCCGTAGTCATTGACTATTCCCCGTCTCTAGCAGGTGTTCCGTTCTCATGCCCGCAACGCGAGCATTTTCTGAACCAACTTCCAAAGCCACATTCTACGCAAGTAAAGCCGCGTGTGCTGTCTCCTTTAGAAATAGGATTAAGCGACGCTTCAAAAAATCCTTCAGACTTCATAGCCCTAATGTGCGAAGGGTTACTCACTTCGTACACACCTTGACGATTAACTGTATAAGTTTTATTGCCTATTTCTGTTTGTCTAACGCCCCTATCCGGAGCCACAATCTTTGTCATCTGCCATTCCTTTGTTAAGCAGAAGGGGTGCGGGTTTTACGCCGCACCCCCTCTGTCGCCTTTAATTAGGTGTAACAATAACCGCTGTCGTCATGTTTGATGTAGTGCCATCAGGTAAAACCGTCTGACCGCCACCATGACTATTTGCAGGTTGGTTACATCCACACTCTAAACACATTAAGCAGAAACAATTCCTGAAACTGCGCCGTTCCATGCAGGAGCGGTACAGAAGAATGTTCCACGGAAGTATGTAGAGAACTCGTACTGGAACTGAGTCACAGGCCATTGAATACCCATGTAATCCTGAACCAAGAAGTTCGCCCAAACATCAGAAACCTCTGTGTCAGGGATTGGAAGTGTGAATGAAAGAACAGGTGCTACGCCCGGGTTTAGCCAAGGGTGAACCATAAGGTCTAGTGCTTTACCTGTTACTTCGTTCTGAAGACCAGTAACAACAGAACCGTATGTAGTTCCGCCGCTTCCCGGATTCTCAATCATCAAACGGTAGTTCGCTGTTGAGCCTGATTTAATTGCGTCTGACAACTGCTTACGGTCATTACCGTTTAGCAATACGACATCCGGGTCAGCCTTTACTGATTGGTACAACTCAGCGAATACTGTTTGGAACTCTGCACCCGGGTTAGAGGTAGAGAAGTTTCCGTTAATTGCGTTGTTGTAACCTGTGTTTGGTCCAAGAACAGTAGGCAAGATTCCGTCATAACCAGTTGAGTAAGCAGATGTATCTGATGATGCGCGTGATGCGGCTGCTCCTGTTGTGTTTAATGCGGCGTTGTTACCGTATAGACCCTGTGTTCCTGCACCCTGAATTGTGAATGTACCAGTTCCCTTTAGAGTTCCCTGATACTTCAAGTTTGCTGCGCCTGTTGCTGTTCCAACATAAATGTTGTAACCAAGTGCGCCTGTTACAGGTGTTGAAACTGTTACTGTCAAAACATCGCCTGAAGCAACGGCTGTTGAAGCCTCTGTTCCAAGGATTGACTCACCGAAGCCGTTTACAGAAATACCTGCATCTGTTGTTACGTTTACATAGTATGTAGCGGCTGCGACTGCTGTCTGTCCTGCTCCTGCTACTGGAGAAGCAAGTGCGAATGTAGGTGCTGAAAGTGCGCCTGAGTATCCGCTTGCTGTTCCGCGAGCCATAAGCATCATGCGTTCTTCCATCAACATTGTTGCATAAAGTGTTGATGTTGATGACAACTGACGCAAATCTTGGTATCCAAGACCTGAGAAGTTAGCATCAAAAGAAACTGCATCAGATAGTGAGTATGAGTTGTACGGCAAGACTAGGTCGTCCGCTGTGTACGCAATCTGTGGTCCACGCTCAAAGTTAATTGAACCGAACGCGGTAGTTGTAGATTGTGTAACACCAGGCCAAATCTGACCTTGTCCACCTGTACCTGTACCTGTGTAACCTGTGATGCGCTTTACGCGGTGTGAAGTACCGACACCCTTCTTACGAGGAATGCGGTTACGCAAAGGTGTTGGACGAGGTGTAAGCATCTTTGCAGGTGCTTCCAAGTCAAACGCCGCGAATGATGTTGAAAGAGGTACTGTAGTTGTAATTTCCTTCTGAATGTCCTGCATAGCCAAACGCTGTGATGCAAGTGCGTTCTGTAGGCTTGATGCGGCTTCAGGAGAAAGTGACTTATTAACTGCAAGTGACTCTAGAAGTGCTACTGAATTACCTGATGCCTGAGCAAAGGTAGACATGCCACTCTTAATAGCCATAATTGAAGATGGGTCTGATACTGCATTACCCATCGAAGCCATAACGGCTGAATCAAATTCTTCCTTTGCGATTGCTGCTGATTTAGCAGAATCCGCATCAGAGAACATGTCAGCGGCGCGAGGTGCTTCAAATGCCATTGGTTTGTTCCTTTCGGTTATTTGGTTTCGGCTTCAAACTTCTGCATGAACTCGTCATGTAGAGCCTTGTAGCCTTTAACTAGGGTTGGGTCTGTTGCGGCGTTCATCTTTGCTTTATAGACAAGCGCCTTGGTGAGTAAGTCATTTGTAGTGCTATCAACAGGCTTAATAGTCCGCTTAGGACCACCGCCAATTGCTAGTGACTTAGCCGTTGCCAACTCTGATTCCAAAGTCGCCGCTTTCTCTAGTGCCGCCTCTTTTGCGGATACTAGTTCTGCGACCTCTGACCTAATGGACTCGGTTGCACTCTTTACAGCCTTTTCTACAATTGCTTCAACATCTGATTCAGCGATTGCTGGCTCAGAATCCTTTTCTTCTGTAACTTCTTCAGTTACTTCTTCTTCGGCAACTTCTTCTGAATCAACGGATTTCTCCGCGCCAAAATACTTATCGCACATGCCTTTAATTGCATCATCTTCCATGCCAGCCTCTTTGCAACGCTTCATGTAATCTTTTTGCGTTTCATCTTTCTTTGGCTTTAACATGGCTTTATCGTGATGCATTTTTTCCTCTGTGTCATGAGATGCTTTTTCTTCATCAGCCTCAACAGACATTTCTACAACTTCGTCCATAACTTCTCCCTCTGATTCTTCACCTTCATACCAAGAATAAAGGTGTGCGACTGCTTGTAAAAGGTGAGAGATTGAGTTAAGTTCGTTATGTCCTTCTTTCATCTCTCCTGCTTCAACAGTAATAAGGTTAGCCAAAGCATCGCGAGCGGCTTCGTACTGCGCCTTATCAAACTTTAACAGTTCGCTCATGATTGTCTTAGGTACTATTACTGCATCTGCAAACTTATCTTTCTTAGGCTTGTATTTGCCCCCGCGCTTTTTGTATTCGTTTGTAACCCAAGCATTAGCAACGGCAGATGGGTAAACATCAAATTTTTTCTTTGCTTCGCTAATTAAACGATTGTAAAGTTCTCTATTAGCGGGTTCTGAACGGCTACCGCCTTGAATCATGCCCTCATAATCAGGCTTCTTTTCTTTTTTCTCAAGGACTTCTTCTGTTGGAATGTCCTGTGTTGCGGCGATGTCTTCTGTAACTTCTTCTGCTACTTCTTCAATAATTTCTGTTACTTCAGGAGCAGTCTCATCTGATTTCTCAATAAGTTCTTCCACTTTCCACACTCCTGATTCTCCAGCAACGCTCTTAGCCAATACTAATTGACAATTAGGATTTGCGGGGCGGTCTACAAGAGAGACTTCCACAATCTGTCCGTCAATAATACGCCCATTAGCCGCCTTTGTGTCGCGAACTACGCGTGGAGATTTGATACCAATACTAAAACCTTTAAGCACTCCGTTGTCTACCTTCTTAACGGATACAGGGTCTACGACTAGGGCATGAATGTAATGTCCGTCTGCCTTCTTTTCGTACTCTTTAGCAACGCCCGCCGCGATGTTTGAATGTTGCTCGCGGATGTTTCCGCCTGTCTTAAACCATTCCGGCATAGCAGAATCTAACCAAGTAGGGTCGCAAATCTGTTGGTCAATGTCTAATGAGTCATCAGTAGCCTTGCCGTACACCATAAGCGTTCCGTCAGCGTTTTTATCCGCTTTAGTAATCTCAAAATACGCTGTTGTTAAGTCGCTCATTATGTCTCCTTATTTTATTATGCTGAGTAAGTAATTACTACTGCACCTGCGGCAGAAGCGGCTGCTGAAATTGCATAAACAACATCGTGTGCGTTTACATAAAATGTCTGTGAACTAGCGGCAGGGATTGTGCGCCCAATAGTTGCTCCGGATGTTGCAATCGTTGCATCTCCTACAAAGATAGCCGCGCTGTGACCGTTGTAAATTGTAATAGGTGTTAAAGGCTTAGCATTCTTGTCTACTGTAAATAATGCTGAAGGTGTAGTAAGAGTCTGACTGTTAATGTGCTTAAATGCCATGTTAATTTTCCCATTCTATGACGACACCCTCAAGGGCTTGCTCTAAGGTAGGCATTACTTTATCAGGTTCAGTTGCCGGAACGCCGTTAATTGTAATGCCTTCTAAATCATCTGCCGAATAGCCGAATTTACCCATTTATTAGTACCACCCTTATTTTGTTGCCGACCTTAGAAATGACCTGAAATGTAGAACCAGCGTTAATAATAACCTCTTGCTCTTGCCGCATGGTTCCAGTAACCATGTTTCTGTTCTCCAAATTGGCTAACGGGGAAACCACCCGATTTCCGGAAGGGATAACAATCTCCATAAGAGTAACATCGCCGCCGAAATCTTGGAAAGCAACAGACCTATCTAATGTAGTAGACACAAAACCTTTGTCTTTAATCTTGTCACCTATTTTTAAGCCTTCAAGCATGTCACCAAAATCAACATCGCTTACCCCTCGGAAAACTAATAAATCATCAGTAGTAGGCGATGCTTTAGCAAAAACTTCCTCTAAATCAGTAATTAAACTTTTAACTTCATCAACATAGGCTTGCCCTCGGTTTATAGGCAATTTACCTGTACGCAAGTAACCGTTCATTGGCAAATACCCGCTCTTTGTATAAGTGACAACCGTTTCAGCCTGTTGAACGCTCATAGGTACTTTAGGGAAAATTTGCGTTACATTTTTCTTAGTTTCTTCAAGAAGGTCATAAGATTGGCGTTTAGGTTTAGGTGTCTCAACAGGTGTTTGTGGCTTAGGCTTAATTGGATAGCGTTCAAGCATTTCTTTAGTAGGTCTATTAGGCTTAGGTTTTGGTTTAGGCACAACAACATCAGGATTAGTAGGCGGCAAAATAACATTACCTTGATTATCAGCAATGTCATTGTAATCAGGAATTACAGGGCGTAAATTACAACGACAATGCGGATGTGCGGGCGGGCGCGCATTACCTGAGGGGAAAGGTTCTCCAATTTGGCGGTTTAACCCGTCATTCTGAGCGCATTTCTCACAGGCTACGGAAGTACCGCCGCCCATTACAGCCATCCATTTTACGGTGTTAATACCTGCTTCTCGGTATCTTGCGGTAGCGGCTACATTCATAACGCGACTAGATTCCGTAACAGCAATAGTCAAAGCGCGGGCGGGGCTACCAACTACATCTTCTATTAACTTAGCGGCTTTGCGTGGTGAGTATCCAGCACGAATAGAGTCAGCAAGTGCTCTGCCAATTAATTCGTAGCCTGTTTTATCTAACCCTGCAATAGTTGAGCCTGTGTTTTCTACAATAGCCTTAAATGCTGTTTTAGGTTTTAAGATAAGCGCGCTTGCTTTGTCGCCGGGTTGCCATTTAGACCAGTCAATAACCCCGATGTCGTCAGCCTTTTTGAGTTCGCGTTCCTCATAGATAGCCTCGTCTGCCGCGGCTTCACCTGTAACATAAGCCTCAGCAAATAAACGGATTAAAGCAGTACGCAAGGCTTCGTTAACAAAACGGACATTCATGATTGCCCAAGCATGCGCTCGCGCTCTGTCCTGAGCGTTGTTATCAGAAACAGCGGGGGAAGTGGCTTGGTACATCTCATACACTTGTCTTGCGTCAATAGATTGCCGTAAAGCCGCCCTTATCTTGACTGCATTCTTAGCGGAGATGCGCCCATCAACCTGATGCGCGCCCCACATTAGTCTAGGTAGGCTTTCGCTAACGCCCTTGCAGTTTCAAGGTCGCCGTCAAACGCGCAACGGTTTAATGCTTCTCCGACAATAGGGTCAAGTGACTTAAACTCAAAAAGTCTTGCGCGCTTACCCTTGCTAACCCACTTCATAAAGGCTTTAACCTCATCAGCGGTTTCTCTGTCCACTTCTTCTTGGATTTCTTCTTCTTCATCAGGCGTAGCCTCGCCCTGTGGCTTCGAATTAGCGGTGTTTGGGGTTGTAACCTCTTGGTTAGGAGTTTGTCCGTCTTGTGACAGCGTAGGGGCGGATACAAGGTGTGCTGCATCAATGATTCCGTCAGGACTAAACAAATACATACCTGCGCCCGCTACAAGAATAGGCATGTCTGCTTGAGGTGTATCTAGCAAAGGCAAACCTAGTTCTGAGCGGCGTTCGTTAATTGTTTTACCTGCTGAAGTTACTTCAATCTGTGATTTACGGGCATTAGCCTCATCATCAAGACGCTTTGATGTCATTAACTTAAACTCTAACTCGCGAGGCATACCAAGGTAAGCGTATGAGAGTTGCGTAATCATTTTGTTTAGCCAAAGCACTAAAGGCTGTACGCCTGTTGCATCTGCGCTTCCTGCCTTACCTGCTTCGTATCCTGCGCCGCCCAAACCACCCTTAGGGTCATAACCGATTTCAGTTGGTTGTACTCCGTAGTGACCACAAATGCTCTGAATAAGATACAGGTCAAGTGTGTCCTTAAACTTCTCGCCATACCCGTCTAGTTGGACAGGGTCCATACCAGCGGGCAAGAGACGAGAACGCTTACGCTGAGCAGTCTGACCAGCCATGTCATCATTAAAGATGTTTTCGTATGCAAGCAATAGGTCAGGGTTATTACCAAAAGATAGGTCAGTCTTAAACAATAGTTCCGGCGTTACGCCATCTGTGTATTCGGCGCGTAACCATTGTTGTCTGCGCAGGTAAATGTCTGCAAGTGGCAAGGCTCGTTCTGTTGGTGACATTCCGTAGACCGAAATAGTGCGGCGGTTACGAACCATGTACGCCAAATCATCTGATGTAAATTCACCATCTGCTTTTGGGTCATCATTGTTAGCCGAGAACTCTGAGCGAGGGAAGCCGTAAAGGATTTGTTGGAAGGCAGGGGCAGGTGCCATAGGGCGCATACCGCGGTCATCAAGCAAAGGCTTAATAGTTGCACCATCAAGGATTTGTAATCCAAATAAATCGCCGCCTACGGTCTTCTGAGGCCATACTGCCCAAGCGTCAATAACAAGGATTTCTTCTAACGCAACCATTAACCAGTCAGTAAAAGTTAAACCGTTTGATTTGTCAGGGTTTTCCCAAAATGAACGAACGCGGTCAATTTCATCATTAAACTTTTCGCGGGCTTGAGCCATAGCGCGAATGTGGTCAGCACCCGACTCTTTAGAAATCTTTTCTGAAGCGTCAGTACCTAAAACAATGTCCCACTCAAGACCAGTTACCTTGCCTTTAATAACCTCAATACAACGGCGCAAGATGTCAATTTGGTCTGCGCTCGCACGAAGGGTCTTAAAAGGTACAAAGCGTGTTTCGGTAACATTAATGTTCTGAGCAACTTGGTATTCATAACGGCGTGGGTCAGGGCGACCATCAGGACGAAGCGGGTTAATTGCTCCGGGTGTAATAGGGTTGCCGGGTCCAAATGGAACCATTGACAACCAAGGGTTGCGTGGCAAAGCCTCAGAGTTACCGTATGACTGTCCTAATGCACCTGCTTGGCGCATTTCTTGCTCAGTCATAGTAACTGCACCCGCTGGCAAGCCAACAGAGCCTTTTTCTACATCAGCGTTAGTTCCTGCTATTGCCTTTGCGATACGGTCACGAAGACCCATGTGTATCTCCCTTAGTTTAGGTTTAAGCCTGAATTACTACGCGGTATTGGTCGCTTGTTGGTGCTACTGAGAACAATAGCGTTGCTGTGTTAGTTGTCGAATGCTGAACATCACAAATAACTTCTGCATAAGTGCCAGTTGCTTCGTAAACAGTTACTTGAATGTCGCGTGTTCCAAGGTTGTGTGTAATTGTGTATGAAGTGGCAGAACCATCTCCAACATTTGCCGCATACTTGCTAACTACAACCGCGCTGTCAATAGCAACGGTGTTAGTAAGAACAGAAATACCGTTACCTGCACCTACGGCTAAATCAGAAGTAATGTTCAAGCCTGATGTAGTAGCAAGTTTTACCTTTGCGCCGCTTGCGCCTGTTTCAAGACCCTTGCCGCTTTCAGGAGCAAATGAGAATACTGAACCATTAAGGACAACGCCATTATTTGCTGTGTATGTACCAGCACCGCTAAATTGCGCCCAAACAATGTTAGTAGAGCCAAGAGTTACAGGCGCGTTGTTAGTACATACCCAACCTGTATCAGCATTAACAGTTCCTTGTTCTACGAATACATAGGCACTTGGAAACTCTGTTCCGTTATCCATGTCTGTTGAACGAGCAGGTGCGCCTGATGCGGCAACTACATAAATACCGTTTTCGGTTGCATCTGCTTGATTCTTGATAAGAATACGATTGCCAGTAGCAAGAGTTACTCCATCAACAACCTGTCCATTAGCGAATGATGTTGCAAGAGTTCCTGCTGTTGCTGTTGCTGCAACTACTGAAGCCTTAGTATCAAGACCTTGCGCTACTGAATCAACATAACCTTTGTTAGCCGCGTCTGTGTCTGCGGTTGGTGTTGCAACAGAAGTAAGTTTGAATCCAGCCATTGACAAATCTGCGGCAGGTGTAAATGCGTGTGTGTGGTCTTCTTTAGAAGGTGTTGTTGCAGTACCCGCTGAACCAGTAACCCCAGCGATTGCATTAGGTGTTGCTGTTCCAAGTGCAGGTGTTCCGTGTGTATGGTCAGCGCGAGCGTATGTTGTTGCAGAACCATTACCGCTTGATGCACCGTAAGAAGTTTGCGCCGTTACTGTGCCAAACGCATTTGTCTGTGTCCAAGCAGAGCCATCTGAATAGTAAAAAAGAAAAGTGTCTGTTGCGTAAAAAATAGTTCCTGCATCAACAGAGTTAGCGGCAGGGCGATTAGAAAGAAGTCCTGATAATACTGCGTTACCCGCAACTTCCCAACGAGTACCGTTATAAATGTAAAGTTGATTATCTACGGTGTTGTAATAAACCTGACCCGCTAAAGGTGTTGCAGGTGCCGTTGCAAGATTCTGAATTACCGCATTTTGTAATTCGTTTTTGCTAAGGTCAATACTAACTAAAAATTTGCGAGCCATTTTTTTCTCCTAGACTATGTACGCAACACCAGTGAATGCACCTGTAAAGGTTATCACCATTTGATTGACGGTTGGATAGGTTATTGAGCCTTCGCATTGTGTTCCGCCCGAATCTAAAACTACCGCTACGGGGTTAAAACCTAGATTGTGGTTAATTGTCCATACTGCACTTGCTACTGCTTGAGTGTGAGTATAAGCAACATTACCGGGAGAGAATGTACCTGCGGGACCTTGTGGACCCGGTGAGGCTACTGTAATTTGGTTAATTACAGGCGTTACAATTATGTTATCGCCACCAGTTGTCATCTTGTTACCTCTGCGCTTACTACTACTTGACCCTGCACTAAACGCGTTACAACGCTTGGTGAGGCTGGTGATGAAATCTCTAAATCGTAATAATAGTTACCTTCGTCAATTGCGCGGGTTTGTGTTGCGCTTGCCGTAATAGCAACCGTACCTGTCGCCCCAGTAATTGTAATACCTGCACCCGTAGTTAAACTAAGAACCGCTGTTGGGTCTGAAGGAAGCGAACGCAATTGTAATGCCGCCGTATAATTAGTTATGTCAATAGGCGTACCGTTTGGGTTTTGGTATGTGACTGTTAAATACCAAGTAGCACCTTGGTCAATTACTGTGTTATAAGAAACTGCCATTATTCTCCCTCTATAACTTCAGCAACCACAGGTGCAATAAGCGCAGTACCGCACTTAGTGCAAATGCTAACACTTTTTGGATTAGGGAAGCGGCAAGATGGGCAGTATTGCGCCATAGCACTAAGGGCAAGCATAGATGTAGAGCCTTCGTTAAGGTCTGTTAAAGCCCATACTAATGCGTCAATGCGGTCAGGTGATTTAGGCATGTCAGGTGTCCATGTAACCATTTGGTCTTCTAGCATGTCAAAACTACCTACATGGTGAACACGCCGTTGCTCATAGAGTGCAGAGATAGGTTCTGCTCTAACTCTTTTGCCGCGTGTTGCAATTACTTTCTTGTACGGGATAGATGAGTTAATAGTTCTTAGAAGTATCTGCACCATGTCGCCACCGTTATTTACTTCGGCAACAACGCGGTCTGCTTCCCACTCTTTGTAGGCTTCTACCGCTATACGCGCCCAAGCATCAGGGGTTTCTTTGACTGTTTTATCGTCAAGCACATAAAAGTGTCCATCTGCCGACATACCTGCAACGATAATGCCCGTAAGGTCGCTATCTTCTCCACTTGTAACGGCGGGGTCAATGGCTACGACTACACGCATTAACTGAGGTGCTTCTGTAACTCTTGTTTCGTCTATTAACTTTCTATGCCACAGCGCACCCTCAACATCATCTAATAGTTCGCCGTAAAGTTCCTGCCGACCTGTTCTAGTTCCGGCATAGCGGGCTTGTAGTTCTACAAGTGCCGCGGCGGATAGGTTTGTAGCGTTGTCAAAGGTAGAGCCGCGTGTAATGTAAACAGAGCCGTCTGTTCTGCCCATCCAGTCACGCAAAATCTTAATAGGTTTAGGGGTTGTAGTAATAATCGCTCTTGGATGCGCGCCAATACGCAAGGCAGGAGCAATACCCTCGTACCAAGACTCATACGAGTATCGCCATTTAGCAATCTCGTCTGCCCATACGCCGGACAGGTTAAATCCACGACCAGCATCAGGATTATCCGCGCCAAACATGTGTATCTTCTGCCCTTCGGCAAAGCCAATCTGCCAAGAGGACTTGTTATAGGTAAAGTCCACAAGGTTTGTAAGCCCACGCTTCTGCAAGACTCGCAAGATACCGGACGGACCCTCAACGCACATCACGCGGGTATCACCAAAAGTTTCGCCAATAATTGCCCACTCAGTAGGTGCGCCATCAGGAGCCTTTGGGTTCTTAAGTACCCAATCCACAAGTATCTCTGCCCCTGTGCGGGTCTTTCCCCATCCACGACCCGCAAGGATTAGCCAAACACCCCACTTGCCCTCAGGCAGTTGTTGTTCAGGGCGACCAATAAACCACCAAGGAAGCGTAAGCATCTCTACGCGTTGTTCTTCAGACAGGTTGTTAATTACAACCCGCTTTTCTTCTTCGGGTAGCGTGGTTAGATACTCAAGCATGCTAAGTGCCATGAGTTAGCCCCCTAGTCTGTTAATGTCTCTCTTAATCTTGACCATCTCTTTGCGTGTCTTTTTCTCTAAGCGTTTAAGCCTTTGGGTTGCAATCCAAAAGGTTATGTTCCATCTAACCCATTTCATCTTCATCCCCCTTCGGCGCAAGCAGTTCAAGCAAGGCTTGGCGCGTATCTACGGCTACATTTATAGGGCTTCCGTTCACGCCTGACAACTCAACATTAGTTTGCTTTGACCACTTCTTAGGTTGGCTACGCTCTAACCACCATGCGGCGGCTTGCCATGAGTCATCAGCGGCTTTCTGTATCTTTAGGACATTCCGCATCTCTGCTTCAGCCCTTGCGGTTCGTACGGTGTCCATTAAATCCAAATAAATCTGTTTTGCGCCCGTTTTCTCTGCTTCTGTGAGCCATTGGTAAAAAATAGACCTAGAAATGCCCGCGTAATCGCAAGCAGTCTCTATGTAATTACCTGCCGCAAGGGCATTTCCTAACTTATCTATCAATTCTTTAGTAAGTTTAGGCTTTCTTCCACGCGTAGCCATTAGATAGTCCAGTTCTTATCTTTCATTAAGTCATGCTTCCAAATGGTTACGGTCTCTAGACAATGAGGGCAAGGTATCTCTAGTTTAGGAGTGTTGGCTCTGTCCTCTGATGCCTGAGTAAATTGTTGTTCTAACTTCTCAGAGATTTGGTCAATAGTCTCTTGCTCTTTGCCCTTTTGCACTTTGACGAAATCAGCGTCTAATTGGACATCAGGAAAGAACAGTTCCCTAAACTCAGGGTCGCTAAACTCTTTAAGTTCTAAGGCTAGTTCTGCCGACCAAGTAGCGTACTCGCTAGTACGGTTGTCAATAATCCGGAACTCTTTAGCCTTTTTAGCCGCCATGTCGCTCACAATTACAGGGATGTCTGTGTATCCCAGTTCTTTAAGTGCGCGATAGCGTGTATGTCCAGTAATAATGGTCATCTGCTCATCTACGATAATAGGTGTCTGATAACCAAATTCAGCAATAGAAGCCTTTACCTTTGATATTGCAAGGTCATTCTTGCGCGGATTTCTCCAGTAAGGGATAAGCGTCTCAATGCTTACCGTTCTCATCTCATTCGCCATCTTTGTACCTTCCACTTGGAATTGGTTCGCCAGCCTCGTATGCCTTGCGAATCTTTAATTGTCTGTCTGTCTCCCATGCTTTGCCGTATTGAGCGTTCTCAAACAGTTTGGCAAAGCCTGTTACATACTTAAGCCGCGCTAATTCCTCAGGCTCTAAGCCCACTTCATTACAAATCTGCTCATCTGTTGCACCATTCCGGAGCATGTCAAAAACAATCTTGCCCATTCCCGCTACTGAGTGCTTGCCGCGAGCGCGGTTGTGACGGACAGTTGAAGCCATGCGGTCATTTATGTCCTTGTCAATTACGACAATAGGCAAGCGTCCGTCATTTAGTTTATAAATGTCCTCGTATCGGCGCATAATTGTGTAACGGTGAAAGCCGTCCACGATTACATACTTCTGAATCTCAGGGTCATAAACAGTAACTACGGGTTGTGTGTAACCATCGTGACTAATTGAGGTGTAAAGCAAACGCATCTCGTTACCTGCAACGCTGTTTGGGTTGTAATCATTAGCCTGAACCTGCTCAACCGGAACCCATCGCACCATGTCAATAGGTTGGCTATGGCGTGGAGAGAGTACGCGGTACATAAAGTCCTTAACTTCGTTAAAGAACTCTTGCTTATCTTCTGCCGCGTTGTACCCGTCAGTTATTGCTTGCTTCAGCGTGTCCGTTAAGTTTGGCACTATGACGCTCCAATCTCGCTAATTGGTCGTCTGTCGCGTGACTGACTTCCCAGTTCTTTAGTTTAGTCATGTCGTAATCATTACACAAAACGGAGTTAATCTGCGCTTTGTAAAGATGCCCTGTCTCTATTGAGCGGGAGTATCGGCTTTCAAGCGATACAAAATACTTCCTAAAGTTTTCTTGGTTTTGCGGGTCAAGCACTAAATGGTCTACTAGGTAATCGCGGTACTCAACCCAGTTGTTAAACATAAATGGCAATTCGTATACAAACCAGTCCTCTTTGCCCATCTTGCCAGCGGTATCTAAGCCGCTAATGCGTTGGGTAGCCTTTTGGTAGGTCTCAGGCTCAATTTCTTGCAGCATAAACAAACTGTGTACCGCTGTCTCATGGTGATAATTAGACACGCGCATCTTAGGTACAGGAGTGCCGTATCTAAATAACTCGTTGTAGTGAGTGTTGTAATCCCATTGGTTATCCCAAATAGCCTTCCAAACATCTATGTAACCCCAGTCATAAATTGGGTGAAAGTTGTAATGGTTGGCTTTCTTGTCAATTGTGTTGCCCCAAGTAATCCATTTGTATGTCACATCTGAGGTGCAACCTACAAAACGCGCAGGGCTTTCTTGAGTTCTAACCCCTGTAAGCGCGGCAGTTGGTTGCCCTGCAAATTCTTTACGCACAATGGCTTCCATAAGTTTAACGAAGCGGTCTGTGCCGTATGTATTCTCTTTGATAGAAATAGGGTCTTGTTCTCTAACCCATTCCTCGCCTTCGCCCCATACATTGAGCCAAGCCTCTGTTGCCGAAGTAGCGTTAGCCAAGCGGAAAGGTATCTGATACCACATAGGTTTTACTTCAGGGTCATACATCACACGCTTTACATACTCAGCGGTAGCCTCAAACTCGCATTCTTGGTCTAACCACATCACAGGTACGGGTAACTTGCCGCGCTCGCGAGCAACAATCTTTGTTAGTTCTAGGACTACGGTGCTGTCTTTACCGCCCGAAAAAGAGACTACAACATTTGGAAACTCATCATAAATAAGTCTAATGCGGTCTAACGCTTCGTTATAAACATCTCTGTTTTTATAGACTTTCATAAGTACCCACAATCGGCATGTTTGATGCAATCAAATAATTACCAAATTCATGTCGGTTATCAAACACCTGTTCGATTCTTTCGTAATTAGTGTTTGTTTCGTCCGGTGATGTGTAATAACTAGGCAGATACCCTTGTTTGTAAAACATAAAGTAATAATTCTTGCCACAGGCTAATAACTTTTCGTAATTGTCAGGGTTTATGTATGACGGTGAGCCAAACAAAGCAATTGCGGTATCAAACTGTCCGTCATGGTCAAAGGCATCAAATGTTTTCTGACGGAATGCATGGCTTGGGAACTTACGAATAAACTCATTCATCATGCCCTGTGATGGGTCAATGCCTAAATACATAAACGGTGATGTTGGAAAATACTCCAGCAGTAATCCAGTACCGCAACCAATATCAAGAACTGAGCCTTTGAGATGCGGGGTTAGCGCATTAAACAATTGCGCGTTCTCTGCTAAGTAAGCGTCTGTTGAGTATTTATTGTCATACACAGGTGATAAACGGTCATAAACAGTTTCAGAATAGGTGCGATTTACCACAGGGGCGACCTGCCTTCCGTAAAATGCGCTAGAAGGCGCACGATTTATGATGATTGTTTCGGCAATAGGGCTTCCCATAGTCCAATACTTCAGACCGTTTACATGCAAGTAAATGTATGTCTTGCTATAAAAGTTTTCCGGATGTCCGTACACTCGTATTAACTGTACAAACTTAACAAAATCAGAATCATGCTCAGGTCGCCATTCTCTAACCGTATAAGCATGTGCCGCACTTTGTTTTGATGGTTTCCAAAAACAATCGTCTATGTAATCAAGTATCCAATTAAGGTCGTCGTCAGGAAGTAATGGCAATCCTTGCGCCCCCTAATCTTTTGTCGCTGTTATCCTTGCGTCTAACAGGTCATCTATACTGTTTCTGTAAAACTCTCGCTGCTGATGTGTAAGCCTATTACCGTATCTGTCATCTTTCAATTTTGCAGACAGGTACGCAATTGCCTCATCTAGTTCGGCAAGTGATGTAGGTTCAGTAATTTGCATAACAAAATGCTACCCACAATTACTTGCTTTTTCTTGTTGCCCTTTTCTCAGCATAGGCAAACACATCTGCTTGGTTGTAAAACACTTTGCGACCTTCGCGGCGTACCCATTTAAGGTTTCCGCGGTGCTGAATCTGACGCAAGTTGTTAATTGTAATTTTTAGATATTCTGCGGTTTCAACGGCTGTCATCTCTACCATGGTGGAGTGTCCTCTGTTTTTGTTTTGCGTACGGGGCGCGGAACAATACCGATTTCGTCCGCCATAATTTCTAGCCCTGTTCGCTGATTGCCTTCTTTGTCTGTAAAGGTAGATTGCTTAAGTGTGCCGCTAACAATTACGGTATCGCCTTTAACTAGCGTGTCTGTAATTGTTTCAGCCTTTTCGCCAAATTGAATAACGCGAAACCACATAGTTTCGCCGTCTACCCATTGGTCGTCTTTCTTTTCGCGAGGTGTTGATGCCACGCTAAATGAAACCCAAGCCTTACCTGCCTTAGAAAACTTTAACTCAGGGTCTTTTCCAAGGTTGCCTTTAATTGTTATGTGTGCCATTCCTTACCTTCCTCTAATGAGATTACATTACCATTATTTTGTAATAATACAATTGAGCCGTCAGGCTTAAAGAACGGCGTGTCTTCGGGGTTTTGCCAAGAGCCAACCATCCAGCCTTTGTCCATAGCCAAACCGGGGCGGCTGTGAATAGAATCTGTGTCTAAATTGTGGCAACCATGATGAACCCAAATAAGATTAGAGACAGAATGCTCGCCCCCTCGGGAACGCAATTTGCGGTGGTGTAACGCCATGCTTTTTTGCGCCCGATGTCCGCACACCTCGCAATAGCCATTAGCGCGGGAGATGACAACCTCCACGACCTCAGGACTAATCTTCGTCTTCTTCTTCATCTTCCCAATCTGAGGGAGTAACCCCCGGAACATCTACGCGCAACGGCAAACCAAAAGGCGATGCTTGACTCATTAGTACCAACCTGTCCCTTTCTCAGCCTTAGACAACCAAAACGACCAAGCCTTGCAAGGCGTGTCGTATCTGTGAGAAATATATTTAAGCCCTCTGTCAATTTGTATAGTGTGGTGCAGTTTAGGGGATAGACCTAAAATCTGAGGTATGCCACCCGCGTTTTTGCCACCTACCTTTATAGGGTTAAAGGCTCGCGGATTCCAAGCAGATTCCTTGCCCCACAATTGTGACAGGCAAACAAATTGCTTTTTATTTTCCCAAATTTTCATTACCATAACTCTTGCGTATTGGCGAGGTTCCATAGCCTTAAGTGTTTGAGCCTCTGTTTTAAGAGGTGCTTGGGCTTGGCTTGGTGTCGCTGTAACGAGTCCTACCGTTAAAACGGCTACTGAAAGGACACGCTTTGACAACCGTATGGTTTACTCGTTCCGCCCCTTTCGGCAGACTTCGCAAGGTTGAGACCCGTAATGCCATGCGCCATACGCGCAACGATTTAACATGCTATCCATGATTTACCCCTTTCAGGTTATTGTTTGGACTGCTCTAGTTTATAACAAATGTTCTCAAGAGTTGCGCCTATAACAGTAACAATAATTACACCTATTAACAACATTACAATCATTCTATTAACTCGCGCATCATGCGGTTAAGGTCTTCATAATCAAGGCTTTCTGCCATATACGCGACATCATCAGGAGTCTTTTGTGCTTCAAGCCCACATGAAATTACAAAGGCTTTGTATGGGTTCTGAGGGTCAGGATTTTCATTCTTCATAAAATCTACTGCGCCGTTATACAAACCTTCGTCATTTTCAATCCACATAGCAACATTCCAAGTTTCGTGATTTTTCCAACCGTTATAGCCTTCGTCTGTCATTTATTCGCCTTCCGTTGTAGGGCAGTCACACGGTTTTGTGTAACTGAAATCGCAAAAGTAACAACCCATAGCCTCGTCATGAGCCTTACAAAAGTATTGAAATTGAACTGAGTCACAACATCCGCGCCATACTGACGGCTCTTCAATGTTGTAGTAAGTGGTTTGGTCAATAACATTAGACATTATGTTCACACTCCCTGCACACCATTTGCCCGTGGTCTGCGCAATAGTAATAAGTCTTATCTTCGGGCTTTAAGCATTTAGGGCATAGCAACTCATCTTCCATGTTCTTGAGTCGCTCAGATTTAATGTAATCGTGGTCACACATCTTGCAGTTAGCAAGACCTTCGTACCAGCCTTTAATCCAACTTTGATGGCGTTGTTGTCGTAATACTTCCATTGGGTCTAAAGTAATATCCATTACAGAACCACGCATTCGGTCATACTGCCCCAACAAAATCCTGTACCTGTCCACCAAAGATTTGTGGCTACCTGCCAAATTACCCAAAGTCCAATAAGAATTGCTACTGCGCGTACTCGCTTACCGCGTTTTGTAATCATGAATTAACCTTTCTGACTTGGTAGACATCTGCTTGAAGTCCTTTATCTGCTAATGCAACTTGAATTACCTCAGTAATCATTAAACGCTTTACTGCATTTTCGTATGACTTGCTATTCATGCGTTTTATATTTGGTTCAAGAGTTACTGTGTAATCTAACTCAAGTTCTACGCGGTATTTTGACATTATTAAACCGCCTTCCAAGACCACGCTGAGCCGTCAAACAGATACACAAACTCAAGACCAGCATCTCCGGCGTACTTAACCCAATCTGCCTCTGTATCCCAAACTAGAGCCTTGGTGTCCTCGTTGCGCCATACATTGTAAAAACGGCTTTCTTCGATTGTGTTGCCTAAAAATGAGCAGTCCGCCATGTCAATAATTTTCTTGGCATCTTCTTTAGTGTTGTAGTAATTCTTAAGTAGTGCGCCCATGTATTCAGGGTAACCATCTGAGTGGCAATAAATAGATTTGATTTTGTTGTCTTTGGTTATGATTGCAATTGAACTTCTTGTTGCCATTTTGCGCCTTCTTTCGCTTGGGGGCTGTTTGCCCTGTTATGTATAACTATTCCACGCGTGTAATTAAAAGTCAAGACTATTTTCTAATGTTTTTGCAACTATTTTTGTGCCGTTGGTCACATGAAAATAGCCGTCCTCGCGAGGCCATAGGTACGGTAAATCTGTAGGAGTTATCTCAAAATCAAATTGCTTAGTGTAATACTCAGCATCTTTGCTAATTAAATTGCTACGGTGTGACAAGTGAAAATCCGGTAGCCCAAACCACCAAGGCAACGGAGCGTTAGGGTCAGTTAATAACTCTTGGAATCTGTCAGTCATGACATCTTGGAATCCGCGCTTGCGCCATTCGGTGCTAATAACTAGACCGTAAAGAATTAAAGATTGCTCATGACCGCGCCACATAATAACGGCGGGATGATTAACCCAACCTTTAGTCTCGCCACGCAAGGCTCGTAAAACCTGCCAAGCCTCTACGCGTTGCTTGCCAAGGCGTTTGTTGTCAAGACATTCTGCGGTCAGATGAAAATTTGGGTACGGTAAAAATGTTTGCATAGGATTGCCTTCCTGTTTTTGTTAAACGGTTACACATAAATTACATAAAGTCAAGAACCTTAGTGCCAGCAGTAATCGTGAGCAGGTTGCCCATCCCACTTAAATGCGTATGCGTAATACGCTAATTCAACATACTCACCACGCTCAGGGTGGTTATGCACTTTCTTTTTAAGTGTTACAGGGTCGGTGTTATCCTCACCGTCTTTGTAATTTTTATCCCACCAAACAGACCATGTTGCAGGTTCGGTTGTGGGTACAACCATTTTGCCACCCATACCGTCATTGGTTAAAGAAACGGTTTCTACTGTTAATTGCATAATAGTTACTTGTTTTGGTGTTCGTTTGATAACCTTAAAAAATTGAGGATTGTTAGCCTCGTAACCCCAATTAGTTAATAAAATGTCGCCGACCTCTAAAACCGTTAATGGTTTTGGTTGTTGAGGTTCAGGAGCGGTTTCTTCGTATTTGCTTACAATTTCTAAAAATGTTGTCCAATCGCTTGTCATTTGGTCGCCTTTCGTGCGCAGATTTCGGAACAGAAACTTAGTCGGGTAATGGTGTCACCTGCGACACCTGCATAGGTTGTCATGCCGTTGTAAAACTCAGATTCGTTACCGCACATGTCGCATACAAATACCATGCGGATTTGACCAACAATTTCCTTGCCTGTCTCGTCAATTAGTTTGTGGCTCATTATTTGACCTGCGCTAACATGCCGTTGTATTCATCTCTTGATATGTGGCTGTTGTAAAACATTACTGCTAGGTCTTTGGCTTCGGGTGCTTGGGCGACTAGCATTAGCATTGCATCAGTCATGCTCTTAGTTGTTGCAATTACTACAGGCTTTGCAGGATTACCGATAGCGCGGAATTGGTATCCGTCTGAAGTCTTGACTACATCGTATGGTAGTCCGTCTTTGCGAGTTGTTACGCCGTTGCGTTGTATAAGTTGCATTTGGTTTGCCTTCCGTTTGGGGGCTGTTTGCCCTGTTATGGAAAAACATACGCGCATAAATTACGCTTGTCAAGAACCTTTGCAACTATTTTTGCAACTATTTTTGTGGCGTTGCTCACACCTTTTCCATTAGTTTAATTTGTACCCCGGGTACTAATCCATAAATCTTCTTAGCATAGATTTCCATTACTTGACTATCATCTACATAAGCAATTGCAGTCAGACCATCTAAGACCGCTCTAATAAGTTTATCT